TCTTTGCTAGATTCTGTTTCGTAACCGTTTCACCATTTTCCATCTGCTTCTTCAACATAATCCCCTTGGCAGAGGATTCGTCGTAAATCTCTATCTTACCTACACTTGCGTCAATAATCATCGGGAAGGTCTGACCATCAGCACCAAATCTGTTCTTGATGATATGGGCACGTCCAGTCTTATGAACCTTATCCTCTAGCTTCCGTGAGATTGAGAGTACCAAGTCGGCTGTCATAATCTTACTATATGATTCTGCAATCTTGTCCGCCTGAATGACTTCATCTTGTAATGCACTACGTTGAGTCTGTGAAGCCGTCCAAATAGGAATCTGCAATTCGCCAGCCAATCCACGGAGTTCTTCATAGACCGCACCCAACTCTTGATATCGTGCATCAGTCTTAGCGTTCGCACTCATCAAGTCTGCGTAGTCAACGATGATAAGGTCTGGCTTGAACCCCAACGATGCCATCTGTTGAATGTGTGCTTGAATCGTATGTGATGTAATCGTACGAGCGGGATAATACTTGATGATAATCTCACCCTTAATATTCTCGACCAGCTCCTTAATCATATCAGGATGCTCTGGAATCTTCCCAGGCTCGATACCCGTATAAATCGTATCATATCGTAGACCGACATAATTCTCATTCAATTCGAGCGTATAATGAACAACCTTCTTGCCCTTTTGTATTGCGTTTGCACCAATCGTGGCAAGTGCCCAACTCTTACCGACACCAGACGGAGCGATAACTACCCCAAGTTCACCGCCAGCCAACCCACCACCGATAAGTGAATCAAGTGCATCCCAACCAGTCGGTACCGTATCACGGGCGTCCTTAGCAAGTCGCTTCTCAACATCCTTCTTCCAATCGTGACCAACGGTCTTGGGTTGACCACTACGCATCGCTCCGTCAATGATGGTCTTGATTTCACCATACTGACCCATCTGAAGCAGATCAACTGATTTGATAATTGCTGACTTCAATGTTTGATTCTTAGCGAAATCAACAAAGCTGTCCTTGATGTAATCCAAATCGTTGTCCTTCATCTTCTGGAAGATACCACGGAGCGATTCAACGATAGATGTACGCAACGTATCATCCTTGACCGCCTTATTCATTTCAACCTTAAAGACTTCCAAAGTCGGAAGAACCTTATAGTCGTCGAAATATTCTAAAGTCGTTTCCACAATCCATTGATTAGCTTCCAACTCAAAATAGTTTGGGTTGATAACATCAAACGATTGGGCAACAAAGTCTGGCGAGTTCAACATTGCCGCTACGGCTTTTGCTTGAAAGCTCGGCCCAAACTTTGCTAGGGTGTCTACATTCTTATCATACTGCTTATGATTTACCATAATATCTCGCTAAAGTGCCAAAGGAAAATGTAATCCATTCATCGTAGTTTTGTATACTACTAATAATCTTAGTCTTAAACATCAGCTTTGTCAAGTCTGCCTTCCGAAGTGGAGGGCAACCTTCTTCGTATTTATGTAATATTTTCATCTTTGCATCAATATTAATATCCACATCATGCAAATTCATTAATTGCAAATTTCTATTTACTATACTGGTATTATCCAGTATGTTTTCTACTAACTTCGGCTTCTTTTTAATATCAACATATTTTTGTTCAAGTAAATCCAGATTGACCTCAACATTTGCATCAGCCAATTCTGGAAGATACTTCAGTACGGTCTTTTCTCCAGCTCCCTTGATTCCATCAATGTTATCACTCTTATCGCCAAGAAGTGACCTGTAGAATACAAAGTTACTTGGATGTACACCATATGTTTCCAGTACCACATCTATATCAAAGGTTTTCTTCTTGACGGGATTGTACAGCTTGACCGACTCGCTGACCATCTGTAAGAAGTCCTTATCTGTAGAATAGATGATACTATTCCCACCATTCTTTGTCACCAGTTCTGACATATAGGCAATCACATCATCTGCTTCTACATTGTCTAAGGCAAGAATAGATACAGGTAAACATTCCACCATATCAACAAGTGACACCAACTGCCACTTCATGTTTTCCTTTTCTTGTTCATCGGTAGTCATATCATACTGCCGATTCAATCTGGTTGGTGGCTTCCGATTTGCCTTGTAATCCTTGTATATCTTTCGGCGTCTTTGTGACCCACCTTTACCATCAAATACGAGTACTACTCTGGTGGGCTTGAATGTTTTTACCGCATATCCCAATGACTTCATAAATCCAGCCATTCCACCTATATGATTTCCATCTTCATCTAATGTAGGAATTGCAGCATAACTCCGCATAAACGTATTCAATGCGTCAACAATAAGGACACGGGAGTTATACCCAATGTCCTTACTGTCAAACTGCATCTCATTAAACGCCTTCAATAAATCAGTCATTTAGTAATTGCTTTTTAGATGGTGATACTTCGTCCTCATCCTCTGCGGCTTCCTTGTTAACCGCAGATGGGTCGAAGTCCTTCTCGTACTTCATAATGAGTGCGTCACAAATCTTCTCGTACAACGCTTCCTTCCGTTCTTGGTCAGCTTCGAGGAATGATGGGAATTCCTTACTTTGGAACTTCTCATCGTTGTAAGAATACCATGCACCAGACTGCTTGATGATGCCGTTTTCCTTCAAGACATCCAACCAACTACTGTAATCATCAATACCACGATTGAAGTAGATATTGAATTCAGCTTCACGATACGGCGGACCCAAACGATTCTTGGTGACCACCGCCTTTGTGGTGATACCAATGATGTTACCAGCTGAATCCTTCAACTTACCAATCTGTGACAGACGGATACGAGTTGAAGCATGGAATCCGATTGCCTTACCACCAGAGGTTGTATACGGGTCAGAGAACGCAGGAGCGTTCATCTTCAAACGTAACTGATTGGTGAACACCAGTGCAATCTTTTCACGACCAAGAAGATTCGTAATCTTTCTCATTGCCTTACTGATAATGATAGACTTAGCAGTTGCGTATCCATCCTTATTGAAGTCCGCAGCCATTTCCGTCTTGGTAGAAGCGGCGGCAACAGAGTCAACAACGATAGTGACCAACTTATCCTTCTTCGCTGCGGCTCTGACCTTTTCAATGATGTTCACGATAGAATCAAAGATATCTTCGACCGTATCGTGTTGAACATACACTAACTTCTTCATATCAACACCGACTGCTTGGAAGAACTCATCGTTCACCGCGTTTTCGGTATCAATAAGAACCGCAACACCACCTCGCTTCTGTGTGGTAGCGATAAGTTGTGCACCGACTAATGATTTACCAGATGCTTCCAATCCAGTCAGTTCAGTAATACGACCGGCGGCAATACCACCATTCGGACGATTACTGATTGCGATATCCAACATCGTATTACCCGTCGAGATAAAATCAGTTAAATCAGTAGGAGTCTCCTCTTCCCCGTCAAGGAAATAGGCGACTTGACCATCCTTGTACAACTTATTCAAGCTATCTGCGATAACTTGTGCCAGTTCATCGCGGTCAGCTGATGGACTTGACTTCTTTGTTTTTGTTTCTTTTGCCATATGGTTCCTTTATGTAACAAAACACGCAGGCGCTGGGTAGTTTTGAGGCTACCCAGCACACAGCGTGTCTTTGGTTAATTAATTATCGTTGAACAGCTCGTCAAACGCATCAACTGCGTTCTTGACATTCTCCTTTGGTGCTGCAGCCGTGGCAGTCTCAGACTTGGGAGCCTCAGCCTCACGGGCTGGAGTAATAACCGAATTATCTGGGTCAAGATACTTCTCAAGCGTGACCTTCAGCTCATTGTAAGTTGGCTCGGTGTAAAGTTCCTTGATATCCGGCTGTTCCGTCATCCACATCTTCATCTGAGCGGAATCAGAGGAAAGCGGAGTCTGAGCGGGCTTGACCTTTACGGAAGTCTTGGCGAAATTCGTGTCAGACTTCTCCTTCGGAATGTACTCAACTACGATATCACGGCCAGTCTTCGCATCGGTGATATCCCCGTAATCAGGGTCAGAGATGTACGAAAGAAGTTCCTGATAGACCGTCTTACCGAACGAATAGAACCGAACACCCTTATCCTCTTCACCACGAACGATGATAGGGATATAGGTACGAAGCTTCGGCATGAACGGCCGAGCCTCGGCATAACGCTCCTTCGGGTCACGGGTCTGGTCTGACTTCAGTGCGTCAGCAAACTCCGCAATCGGGTCACGGTTGCCATATGAAAGTGGTGAGA